TTCTTCTGTAACAAGAGGAGGTGGTGGTGGTGGCGGAACAGATGGTGGTAATGCAGGTGGCGATGCTGGTAATGGTGGCGGTGGCGAGGGTTGTTCTGGTGGTAGTAACGCGGCAACAGCAGGAACTGCAAACACAGGCGGTGGCGGAGGTGGCGGTGGAAATCCCGCTACCGATGGTAATGGTAAAGCTGGTGGCTCTGGTGTCGTTATAACCAAAGAAGCAGCGGGACCTACTACAGCTTCAGGGATATGGAGTATGAACGCACTTTACGATAATGTAAAAGCAGGAACATGGACAACTTAATATGCCTAGATTAATCGGAGCAGCACAAACATCAGTTTTTCAAGAAGCCTTGAGCAATAATTATACCTCTAATTCAACTTTTGAAGCACCTGCAACAAGAGACATTGAACTATTAGTAGTTGCCGGAGGCGGTGGAGGTGGACTTAATCCAAGCCCCGGAGTGCATGGTGGTGGTGGTGGAGCAGGAGGATTGGCTCATGGAACTTCGTACCCTATTGTAAAAGGAACAACTTATCCAATAACCGTTGGAGCAGGTGGAGCAGGAAATGCTGCCGGTTCTAATTCAGTTTTTACCAATCCTGTAAGCTCTCCTGAAACAGTTACATCCACAGGTGGTGGAAATGGTGGTATAGCAGGAGCAGGAGCAGCAGGTGGATCAGGCGGAGGCGGAGGACAAGGAAGTGCAGGAGCAGCTAACCAAGCAAATCCCGCAGGTGGTCTAACTGGGTATGGAGGCGCAGGTGGAGTAGGTCAACCCGGGACTGACGGCGGAGGCGGCGGCGGAGGTGGAGCATCCCCAGACGCAGGTAGTGGCGGAACTACTGCCCCAGATTGGCCAGACGGAGGTGCAGGACCAAAAGCACCCAACTATCCTAACGTACAAGCAGGTGGTCAAGGTGGTGCAGGAAAACAATTTCCAGCGTTTCCGGGAGTTGGTACAGATAATGAAAATGCAACACCAGGCACAGGTTTTTTTGGCGGAGGAGCAGGTGGTGGTGGAGTAAGTAATACCGCACCTTTTGGTGGACCACACAAAACATTACCTCAAAGTGGAGGTGGTGGCCATGGCGGTTATAATGGAGCAGCAACATCAGGTACAGCCAATACTGGTGGAGGGGGAGGTGGCGCACATCATGCTTCAACTGTGGGGTCAGGTGGATCAGGTTATATAGGTATTAGAGCAGATGAAGTATTTACTGGTTCAAGTTGTTGGGACTTGAGAGTTGTTTTTAGAGAACAAAAAGCAGGTGACTGGAAGTAATTCTAATCACACAGATTAAAAATTTCCACACATGAATTTAAAATGGTACTACTGGTATTTTCAATCAGTTATTCCTGAAAGAATATGTGATGAAATTGTTCGGTACGGTAAAGAACAAGATAAACAAATGGCTCTTACAGGCAACGCTAGTAAAGACAAAAAAAAACTAACTAAGCTAGAGCTTAAAAACATACAAAAGAAACGTAAGTCTGATGTTGTTTGGATGAACGACAGATGGATATACAACGAAATACAACCTTACATATATCAAGCAAATGTAAACGCTGGTTGGAATTTTGAATGGGATTGGTCAGAGTCTTGCCAATTTACCGAATACAAAAAAGGTCAGTTTTACGATTGGCATTGCGACTCATGCGAAGAACCTTATAACAATCCTGATCATAAAAATACACATGGTAAATTAAGAAAACTTAGTATGACTGTATCACTTACCGATCCTGATAAATACGAAGGTGGAGACTTAGAGTTTGATTTTAGAAACACAGATAAAGGCTCTCAGCCAAGAATATGTGAAGAAGTAAGAAAGAAAGGTAGCGTAATTATTTTTCCCTCTTTTGTTTGGCATAGAGTTAAACCAGTAACCAAAGGAACACGACACTCTTTAGTGTGTTGGAATATAGGATATCCATTCAGATGAGTTTTAAAAAGAATAAATACCAAGTAATTAAAGGTGCTGTATCAAAAGAACTAGCAGATTTTTGTTATCAATACTTTTTAAATAAAAGAACAGTAGCAGAACACTTATTTAAGGAAAAATACATTTCACAATTTACTGAATATTTTGGTGTATGGAACGATCAACAAGTACCTGAAACGTATTCACATTATGCAGACATAGTAATGGAAACTTTATTACAAAAAGTTAAACCTATTATGGAAAAAGAATCAGGAGTTAAGTTAATTGAAACCTATTCATACGCAAGAATATATAAAAAAGGTGACAAGTTAAAAAGACACAAGGACAGATACTCATGCGAAATATCTACTACCATGTATTTAGGTGGAGATGAGTGGTCAATATTTTTAGAACCATCAGGAGAAAAAGGCAAGGATGGTGTAGAAGTTAAATTAGAAACAGGTGACATGCTTATGTATCGTGGTTGCGAGTTAGAGCATTGGAGAGAGCCATTTAAAGGTGAAAATTGCGGACAAGTATTTTTACACTACAACGATGCTAGTAGCGAAAATGCAGAAAAAAACAAGTTTGATACAAAGCCGTTATTAGGATTACCAAGTTTTTTTAAAAAATGATAGACTGAATAATGTAAACGAGGTAAATAAAATGGTATATATAAATATATTTGTATGGATAACCGCTATTGTCGCAATAGCATCACTTGTGGCTGCCGTAACCCCTACTCCTAAAGGAGATAAGTTTTTGGCAAAGCTATACAAAGTTATTGATTTTTTAGCTTTAAACATAGGCAAGGCTAAAGACAAATGACCTGGTGGAAAAAAGTGACAAACTTCTTACGGTGGAGCGTGTCAAACGACACTAAAGTTGTAGAAGATAGAGGGCATCAAGAAGGCAAAAAGATTTTTTCTGGCGCTTACACAAAGCAGGAAAAACCAAAGGACGAAACTGAAATGGAAACCGTCAGAGCGCGTAACAAAAAAGGACGTTATGTAGCAGATGATTTATCCACTCCAGATGTTAATGAAGCTTACGTCAAACGCAAAAAGAAAAAGTAATGGCCACCGCAAAAGACGCACTTCATCAAATTAGCTCACATGAAAAAGAGTGTGCTATACGTTATCAGAACATAGAAAAACGTCTTGATGAAGGATCTGAAAAATTTAAAAAATTAGAACATATGCTTTGGGGTATTTATCCTTTTATGGTTGGTGCTATTGTTTTAACTAAATTTTTATAGTCAGTTAAATGAGTGACAGAGAAGGTTCAGGAAGATTCGGTGGAGACATGGACAGAAACGAGGTTGAAATTGACCTTAGTAAGTTCATGGCCTTGCTACAAGAACAATCCACTTTAAAGGACAGAATAAGAGAGTTAGAGGACGAAGGCACTAAGAATCCACACCAAAGGTGGATATTTCTTGCTCAAGCCATAGACAGCTGGCGTATATTCCCCAGAGCCTTTTTAAGTGTTTACATGTATCTGCTTTACTACACTACCTTTTGGTTCATGGACTTGGAAGCACCCAGTTTTGAGCAATCGGGATTAATCTCTATTGTGGTAGGTGCAGGTGCAGCCTGGTTCGGTCTTTACGCAGGTACTTCAGGTTCGAGTAAGTCCTTTAAAGGCGAAGATAAGTAATGAAAAAAAAAATAACTTTTACAGCAGTTCTGCTTTTTATAGGGTTATTAGGGGCAGCAGATAATGAACCTGAAAACCCAGACTGTACTGCTGGAACTCAATATTGTGAGCAAAATTCGTTAGACACAACTAACAACACCACAACCAGCAATACTAACGTCAACACGAATACCAATACAAACACCAATACCAACACAACAACAACTACCAGTACAGCAAATAACACGAATGCCAATACAAATGTTAATACCAACACAACAACGGCAACCAATACGAACACCAATGCCAACACCAACGTCAATTCAAATACAAGTAATAACACTAACGTAAACACCAGTTCCGCAACCAATACGAATAACAATACTTCGACTGCTACTAATACGAATACGAATAATTCAACAGCGACCAATACGAATGTAAATACATCCACTAATAACAGCACAGTCAACAGTACAGTTAATTCAAATAATACAAGTACAACGAATAATACGAATACGAACACCAGTACCAATAGCAACACCAATACTAATAACAGCACCAGCACTTCGGATAATACAAACACCAATACCAATACTAATGTGAATCAATCAACGTCTGATTCAAAGGTAGAAACGGATAACACCAACACGAATAACAACAACACAGTCAGCGACAATACCAATCGAAATATTAATGAAAACAATTCAACGCAGACTATAAAGCAGGAAATAGAAACCAAGGCTCCTCCTGCTTCTGCTATAGCTCCTAGTATCATGTCTTATTCACAAGACTTATGTACTGTTGGAAGATCAGGAGCATTCCAAGGACAGGTGTTTGGTATATCTGGTGGCAGAACAGTTACAGATGAAAATTGTGAAAGACTTAAACTTAGTAAATATATCTATGATATGGGTATGAAAGTCGCAGCAGTTTCTGTGCTTTGTCAAGATGCTAGGGTATTTCAAGCAATGGAAATGGCAGGCACTCCTTGTCCTTATATGGGTAAAATAGGTAAAGAGGCCTCAAATGGTTGGAAATCTAATCCTTCTAAAAGACCAGACGCTAAAGAATACAAAGCTAATTGGATTAAACAGTGTAAAAAAGGATTGAACCCTAATGATACAAACTACAACAAAGATGTTGTAAGTGGAGTAAGAAAGGTTCTAACGAAAAGCACTAAGACCACAAAGCAATGTAAAAAAGAATGGAATAATGTGGGCTAAAAAACCAGACCCACAATATAAAGCAGAATGGTTTGTTGTAGCGGGTATGGTAATTTTAGGACTTACGGTTCTATTCTTATCTTTTAATACAAAGGCCGATTACATTTATGAAGCAAACCAGCCTTTATACGATTTACAAACGAACTCAACAGGGTCAACAGGACTAGGTTCAAATGACGATGCAGTATCCGGGGCATTTAATATAGGGTTTACTTTTGATTTTTATGGTCAGTCTTTTACTCAAGCCAGAATGGCAACTAATGGTTGTCTTCACTTTAAAACAAGTGGTGCTTACTGTAATGACTTTACCCCCGACCCACTACCAGAAGTAACCTACACGCTTTATCCTTTTTGGACTGACTTAATAAAAGACAATGGTTCAGGTATGAGGGCCAAAGCTTTTGATGATCACACCATTTTTGGTTGGTACAACATGAGGGAGTACAATCGTGCTAATTCCGATAACAGTTTTGAAGTCTGGTTATACCCTAATAATACTTATGAGTTCCGCTATGGCGAACTTGAGATCATTAACCATGATGTATTGATAGGAGAACAAGGTAGTGCCTCACAAATTTACACGTACCTTTATCACGATGAATGTAGCACAGGCACAACTAATGTTGCTGGCACATGTGTAAACACTAATTGGAATAATACAACCAGCAATACTTTACTTGAAGGTGGTGGTTCTTTGTACGGTGATGGAACTGATCAATCATTATGTGCAACTACTCCTTTAACTTCAGTCAACTGTCCTGGTTATGCAGCGGCGTATTTGACGCAACAATGTGATTTAAACAGTCTGTATTCTAGTTCTTGTGCTAATTACTGGAGTGCTTATGACGATCAACAGTGCGAAGATGACCCTCAATACTCACCTTCCTGTGCAGGTTATACACAAGAATCTTCAGTTGCTTATTATGTGCAAGATGAATTTGATTACGGTTATGAAGATGACTATGGTTTTACTCAAGATGATATGTGGTATGACGAGGAGTACGATGAGTGGTTAGACTCAGATGATCCTTGTTACGAAAATAACTGTGTAGATTTTACCGATGCAGATTGGTACGCACTTGATATAGAACAGTTTGGCCAGGATCAGGTAGATGAATGGTACGGAAACGATGTAGAGTTTTCTGATGATGGTTATATTGAATACGGAACCGTAAATGAAGAAGACTATTGGACAGCCATTGACGATGGTATGGATGTATACGATTTAGAACAAGAAACAATATGGGCAGAAGAAGAACTTTATTTAGTTTCTTACGATGAAATTGAGTACGATCCTTTGCCTTTTGATACCAGCGAAGACCTAATAGAAGATTTTATTCTCCATGAAACTGTATTGGTAGAGGACTACGAGGATTTAGATACTTACATAGAATTTGAAAGCGTAGAAGAACTTGATGAATGGTACGAAGAAGAACTGGAACAAATAGAAGAAGAAAGAATAGAAGAAGAATTACTGGCTGAAGAAGAAAGTATAGAGGAAGTAGAAGAAGTATTAGAAGAAGAAATATTTGAAGAAGAAGTAGTAGAAGAACTCTTTGAAGAAATAGAAGAAGAAAGATTGGCTGAAGCAGAAGAAGAAATATTAGAAGAAAGAGAAGAAAGAAGTGGTGGAATTACTGCTAGCCAATTAAACGTAGTAGCCAGCACTATTCAAACGGCTTCTAATAGTGTTTCAGGAACTACGGCTCGTACATCAACTCGCGGATCAGGTTGGGGCACTAGCGCAGGTGGATCAAATAGTACAACCACAAGCGGAAATTCTGTTGTTAGCAGTACCGCAGGCAATACAACCACAACAGCAGTAGCTAGCGCAGCTTCCGGAGGTGGATTTTCTACCAGCAGTTCCCCTAGCATTTCAGATCAAATACAAACCGCCCAGGTGCAAACAAATACAGTTTTAAGTTTAAGTCAGGATATGGGTTCAACTAGCGGAACAGGCGGTAGTACGCAAACTGTAAGTAATGTGACTACAGTAATAACTCCAATGCCGATATTTGATTCAAACCCACAAGTGGTAATGGCAGATGTGCAAGTAACCGATATGCAAGGTGAAATTGATACTGCTGTCGGAGGTGTGATGACCGCATCAGAGGCCGACCAGATAGCTGACCAAATAGTTGCTGATAATATTAAAGAACAACAAGAAGCAGGGCAAACTACCCAAGAAGAAACAGGAGAGTACGGAGATCAATCTACTTTAGTGGCTTTTATGGGGTACGTACCTGGGTTTGATGCTTATAAGGAAGCACAGATCCCACAACAAGAAACTTGGTACGAGCCAAAGGCAATCTATGCAGATGTTACAATTTCAGATAACATAGAAGCGTTTTATGGATTAGCAAGAACAAACATTAATACAATGCAAAGTTTAATTAATCAACAACCTAATTTATAGGAGAAGAATATGGAATGGTTTAAATCAAAAGCAGGGCAATTAATCGCTTTAGCAACCATTGTAAGTACCTTAGCGGGATTTGGTTATGCCGGGGCTGGTTACGTTAATCGTTTAGAAAACCTTGAGGCAAAGATTGGTGGTATCGGTGATACCAAACAAGCACAACAAGTCATAGAAGAAAGGTTTTCCGCTATAGAAACTTCTGTTGAATACATAAACAAATCTATAGACAGCATAGTAATACCAGACAACAACGATAAACTTTCAGATATGAAAGCCTCAATCGCTAGTTTAACCAATGACGTAGAAAGAATACTTAGCGATATTGAAAAACTAGAGAATGGAAATAAAAATCCTTTAGCAAATTAACCATGAAAATAGGTTTGATAATGGGTGGACTATTACTTGCTACCATAGCAAGTTCAGCTTGGTATATTGATAGATTACAAGATAATATAGGTACGTTAAAAGGTAATCAACTTGTCTTAGAAACCAAGATTCAAGAACAAAATGAAGCTATTGAAACTGCTTTAAACAACCAAAAAAAAGCACAAACTCTGATGGCTTCTTTAGAAAAAGAAAAACAAGAAGCGATGCGTAATGTTAATAAATTAAGAAAAACATTTGCTAAACACGACCTAGATGAATTGACGTTAGCAAAACCAGAACTTATGCAAGGCAAAATAAATAGGGCTTCTAAACGAGTTTTAGAAAATTTAGAAAAATTAACCGACCCCAATCAATTTGATGAAAAAGATAATACTAATAGTTAGCGTAGCTTTAATAGCTTCAGGCTGTTCTCTGATGGGAGATAAGGTCAAGCCTGTTTCTGTAACCACTATTGCTAAACAACAACCCATGTACCACCCACCTTTACCGATGGAAGTGCAAATGGATCCAGTTGATTGGGAAATACTTACGCCAGACAGCATGAAATTGTATTTAGATAATCTTGAAAAAGGAGAAGCACCCAAGAGAGCATTTTATACATTGTCCAGTAAAGAGTATGAACATTTAAGTATGGACATGGCAGACATCACTAGATACATTACAGAGATATTGGGAATTGTTGGATTTTATAGAGATTACGATAAAGAAGAAGAGGAAAAAAATGAGTAAAGCACCAGACGCTTTTGTATATAACGCAACAATGGAAAGAGTTATAGACGGTGATGGATTTGTACTGAGTGAAATAGATTTAGGTTTCAAAGTAAAGTTAGCCAATCAATCTGTTAGAATGGCAGGAATTGATTGCCCCGAAAGTAGGGTAAATACAAAAAGACAACCAGAAAGAACTAAAGAAAAAGAATTAGGGTTGCAAGCAAAAGCACGATTAAAAGAGTTATTGACGGGTGATATAAAAATTAAGTCATTAGGCCGTGGCAAATACGGGAGGTTGCTTGCTATACCATACGATAGTGAAGGTAACGATGTTTGTGCAAAACTTATTGAAGAGGGTTTGGCTGCTCCTTATTGGGGTGGAACAAAAAAAGCTAAAGTCAGAGATGACGGAACTTGGGGAGAATAATATGCAAATATCGCAAGAAGGTTTGTCGCTAATAAAAAAATACGAAGGCTGTGAGTTAGAAGCATATCTTTGCCCGGCTAATGTATGGACTATAGGTTATGGACACATTAAAGATGTTAAAGAAGGTGACCAAATAACCAAAGAAGAAGCTGAGTATATGCTACAAGAAGAAATGATTGAGTATGAAGGCTATGTTAATGACATGGTAGATGTGGAATTAAACCAAAGCCAATACGATTCTTTGTGCGCTTGGGTATACAACTTAGGACCTACTAACTTTCAAAGCTCTACGTTATTAAAAGTTTTAAATGAAGGCAAGTACAATGAAGTGCCACAACAAATAAAAAGATGGAACAAAGCCGGTGGCGAAGTCTTAAATGGTTTAATACGCAGAAGAGAAGCAGAGGCTTTATTATTTGAAGGAAAAGAATGGCTTTAACTAAACTAATACTTAATCCTGGCATTAATAAAGAGTCTACCGACCTTATGGATAAAGGCGGATGGGCTGATGGTAATTTAATTAGATTTAGAAAAGGGTTGCCAGAAAAAATTGGTGGTTGGAATAAAGCAACAACTGAAAACTATGAAGGAACAGGTCGTGCATTGACGGCATGGGTTGCTCTTGATGCTACAAAATATTTAGGATTAGGAACTACTTTTAAATACTACATTACAACCGGGGATGTTCTTAACGATGTAACTCCAATTCGTGTAACAACCGGTAATAATGAAATATCTTTTGCTGCAAGCAATGGGTCTTCTACTTTAACAGTAACAGATACTGGGCATGGTGCAGTTGTAAACGATTTTGTTACTTATAGTGGATGTGCAACATTAGGAGGTTTAGTAACCGCAGCAGTTTTAAATCAAGAATATCAAATTATTGGAATTACATCAG